AATCGAGGGTCAGTATAGGTTTTTTCATCAGAATCAACCTTATTTGGATTGTAGTTTGGATCTGGATAATCCTCCCAACTGTTGCCCTCATACTCAACTATCAAAGGATTGATGTCTTTTCTTTCACCATATACATGATAGAAACAATCAATGGTTGATAAATCAGTAATCAAATCAGTGTTAGTTGAATCCTCTGCAATGACGATGAATTCATTATTAAACTCTTGAATCACAAGATTTTGATTTGACCCAATCGGTTGTAACTGAACAGTGATACTATCTTCATGAACTAGGTCTTTCCAATAGTAAGGTAATTGAATTACATTTGATTCTTTTAATCTACCACGACAATAAACTGCAACCTCTGGGCCTTCAATACAGGCATGACGAAGACGATGACCCTTTCCTTTCGTTGGATGTTCCAAATCAAATGGTTTTGGTTTTGCATCAGCAGTCGCAAATCTAGATGCAAGTTTTCCCTTATTACCACAATCAACTGCACCACTAACGAACATATCACCTATGACGTGAACGGTATCAACAGATGAACCACCACTTATAAGTAAAGCATTTGCAGTTTTACCATCACCAAAGACAGTTAAATTACCATCAGCCTTAATTGCTAGATCTGATTGATATGCTGGTTGTTTATCAAGTGAATTTTGTGGAGCTCCATTTGAAGCGACATTCAATGCACCATCATATGACGGTGCAGCTGATGGTTTTCCAATATAAACAGGGCCATTCAGAACCGCAGTTCCAGTTGGGGAAGTATCGGGCGCAGAATAAGAAACATCATTTGTTCCTACTATCAATTTATCTGACTGTAATCTAGAGATATTCATAATGTCCTCATAGTTGATAACTGTGTTTTCTTAAGATTAGCTGTTAATGCACCAAAGTTTTTATCAGCAAAAGATGCAGCCACCATAAATCCATATCTAAGTTCAAACTGACCTTTAGCGATTACAGTCATGTCTTTAGAGGCTTTGACTGTAACTTTTTCACCTTGAACACGAATATCAGGAGCTCCGATGTCAACCATTCTCTCTGCTTTTACAGTAAATTGACCGTCTTGTCCTCCACCATCTGCATCAATAAAAACATTTTTAGCTCTCAATAATATATTACCATTTTCACATTCAAAAATCATATCACCTTTTTTAGCTTTTATAATCTTTGCTGGTAATTGTGATATGTCTCCAGCATCTCTAACTTTTAATCCAGAACCAAGAACTTCCATTGACATGCCTGGCGTAGATAAAACATGTTTACCTGTTCCAGGCCCACCTCCTTCAGATGCACCTTGTCCTGTACTTTGATAAAATCCAAAAGATTGTGCTTCCTGTGTAATAACCTGATAATTTGTATCACCATGTATGGTGCTCTGTCCACTTTGAACAGAATATCTTAATCTAACATCTCTTTCTAGATTTTTTTTATCGTTTGGTGCTTTTGACATTTTATTTTTCGATACAACTAATTACGGTTACAACAGCGTCTTGAGTTACCTGAGCAAGTTGAGCTGCATCATCAACTTTAGTAAACTTCAGAACTGGTTTTAATCTAGCACCAGCTCCAGTGTCACTATTTATTAATAAATCTGGAAGGTCAGTAAATCCAAATCCACCATTTACAACATTAACACCCACAATTAATCCATTCTGGATATTTAATTCAACTTCAGCTTGACCTGGCCCCTGTATTGTATCACCATCAATAGATCCTCCACCAACTGTTACTGTGTCATTATCATCATACCCGAAACCTGTGTTTTCGACAACAACATCATCTAAAGAAGTTACATATGTAACTTCACCATCATAGTTTCCATTTGGGTCAGGAGTAACAATCGTTTCAGTTAAAGTTCCATCTGGATTACGAGTTGTTTCTGTTGTATTCGGTAGATATCCTTCGCCAGGGTTTGTAATTACAACATCAGCGACCTTACCATCTTTCATTCTAGCATAACCACCAGCGCCACCACCTCTATCACAACTATCAAAGAATGAAAGTAATGGTGGTTCTTTAAATCCACTTCCAGGCCCACCGATTGCAACTCCAATAATCTTACCGACAGCATTTATAATCGCACTACCAGTTGCTCCTGTTCCACCACCACCTATAAAGTCAACTCTTGGTGGCCCACACTTAAGAACATTGGTATTACAATCTGGAGCACTTGGTAAAGCTGGAATTCCATCTGCAATATCATCAATACCATCAGCGATGTTAGTAAGTCTATCCAACCCAAGTTTATCAATTATATCATCAAAACTATCCTCAACTGACTTTGTAACTCCACCTTTTGATGAAAATGAAGTTGTTTCTGGACAATTAACTTTATCACAATCAAGAATATTTGTAATAATGTTTGCAAACTTAATCGCTTTTGTAAATGTTTCACTAGGAAGTGCAATACCACCACCTTGAATATTATTCAATTGTCCAAACATGCCACCGAGACTAGAATCTATGAGATTATTAATCTGTCCAAACATATCACCCATGAAATTTTGAACACCACAAGTCGGAACATCTAACACTTGTCCTATCATATTTTCTAAACTTTTAGAAAGATAATCTAATAATCCATCCTGTATTTTTTCAATATTACAAAAGATAACACTAGTCAATGCGTTTGTAGCTTGACCCATTACAACTTGATTGAACTTATCAACTTTATTTTCTAAAGTTGTATCTAATTTATCAAGAGTATCTTGAATTAACCATGAACGACCACGACGAACCAACTTCGTCATTGACTTATGAATTTTATTTGTTGCTAACTTTACTTCTGATTTAATATCAATGACACCACCGTATATCGGATCAACATATGTAGAAGCCTCATTCAGTTGTTGAAGAGTTTCCATTTTTCGAGTGAAATCTTTTATTGCATTACTTATCTTTGATATCTCATTATCCTCACATGGACTAAAGGTATCAGTGGTTATATTCTCATTAGCTGTAACTTGATCCTGTGCAAGAGTCTTGGTTGATTCTCCATCAGACATTGCAATCGATACTGGTGAATTTTTGGTTATATGTGTCTTACCAGCTGTTTGTCTAACTTTTGGTGGAGTATATGGAACAAAACAAGTTTGTTTCTTTGCATTAAACTGTGCGGTTGTTAATTGATCAGGGACAAAAGGTTGTTTATATAAAGTTCCAAATATGACTGGTTGTTGTGCATCATCACCATCCATGAAAAATCCAACAACAACTTCACCACCTTGATATTGAACAGTTCTTCCACAACCGCCAGTGGTTGCAGTGTTTGGTGGTAACATAATATGAGCTAAAGGCAAATCCTCATCTGGAAGATCGTCAGCACAATCATGATATCCAATGATACGAACTCTACATCTAAAACCGTAGAGATCCTCTCCATTAGCTGCTCTAGTTCTCTCAAGGGAATCTTCCCACTTTCCTTTCTTAGGATCGGTCACTTGACCAATCCACCATTTCATAGGATCTTTTCCCCAAAAATTAGTTGATGGCTGATACATCTAATTAATCGTCATATACTAAACATTCTGGTTCGTCAGGGTGCATATCACAAAATAGTTCTAAAGCATTGGGGTCATGATGATCGCCTGCAGCTATTTCTTCTTTGTGATGTTCGGCATACTCCTCTAACTCATGCAACTCTTCTTTTGCATGTCTGCGTGCTGCTGGATTTGATTGTGGGTCTTCGATAATTTTCTTATCGTATTCCATGTGGTCTTCGATTGATTTCATTTGATTCTCCTGTTTCTTTTATTTAAGCGGTGAACACATCACGAATTAATTTTAACTGAGTATTTGCTTTATTATCAGCTATAATGTGTTTTAATTCTGCTATTAAGTATTTACCACTAGGGTCATTAGTAGATTCTGTTCCATACAAAGTTTTATCTTGTTCTCCTCCTTCTTGTCTAAGTGGAAATCTAAGATTCAACATTTGACCAGCTCTCAAGTCTGGATTAAATGGAATCGAAATACTCATAGATTGTGAAAATATTGAATTAGTCCTAGCATAGGATTTACTTTGATAGATGGCAAGCTCATTTTCCTTTTGAATTTCTTTTCTCTTTGATCCCTTTTGTAATGCGCCTTTATCTAAAACTCTCAACATTAATCGAGTTGGAAATGTTTCTAACTGATTTGGTAATTTGGGTGATTTTTTAAGTTTTAAATCTTCATGTTTAAAATCGACAGTTTTTAAAGTTGCGTTATCAAGATTCACATAGATTGTTTTATTTGCATACATTCCCAATCTACAATTCATACCAATATCATTTGTTTGATTTAAATTATTTTCTATGATTCTAAAAGGATCTTCCTCTTGAGTTGATGTTTCTGATTTTTTATATTCAATAGGTTCTTCCTCTAATAATTTCTCTATTGATCTAAAAACATATCCATCAAGTGTTTCAAAAAATAAAAAACCAAAACCCTTTGCTGAAGATGAAGTTTTTGAACATAACCATTGTATTGTATCAAAGGGTCTTTTTTGATTACCTACAAATGAATAAGAATTGGCAGATTCATCTCTATCTAAATTTTTACTTGTTTGAAGTCCTTTACTATCATTTTTCATGATATCAAGAATCGTATTTGAAATATTACCTGTAAATTTTTTGCTTAATCTTGAAGTTTCATTGATGATTGATTCAACAGACAAAAACTCTAAAGTTGCAACCTGTGAAGAAGAACTTGTCGAAACATCCTTAACAGAATTAAGCATTAAAAAATGTTTGTCTGGTTTAATTTCAAAATCATCATAACCATCAACTTTAATTCTTAATGAAAGATACTCTCCACCTGTAATACCCTCACGACCTATTAATTGGTCAACATCAACAAAATTTAATGACAAAGATATTGAGGGACTTCTTACACTTTCAAAGTATGTAATATTTGGATTACCACCAGATATTTCAAACTGTTGTTTTAAAGAAGAACCTTCCGTTGGTATCAACGTACATTCAGAGATAAAATATTTATTTTCCATTATTGTATGAGTTTAGCTATGTTATTAGGTAATTCCGACCTTTTCATTCTTGTAACGTTTCCTCCTACAGGTTGTGCTATTGGAACTGGAGTGGGAACTTGTGTAATTTGATTTTGAATGACTGGTTGAATTACCGTTTTGACTCTATTTCCACCTACACTTTGATTTATACTAGCAGCAAGATTAGAATATTCATTGTTTTCTGTGTCACCCTTAACAAGACCATCAGAATCATATGTTTGCACAGATTTTTCTTTAAAATTTTCCATCGATGAGACCAACATATCTGGATTTATTTGTCCTATTCGATATCCAGAGGTTCCAGCTAATGATTGTGCAATCTCATCACCATAACCCATACTAAAACCTTCTCCTGGCTTGATGCCTCTCGCCTCTAAGTCTAGTTTGCGTGCTTCTTTTTGTTTTTGACTTGTTGCCTTTCGTGCATCACTTCCCATAAGAATTGGAAGTAATTTTTCTTGTGGTATTCCTGTTGTTTGATTTATAACTTGATCTATTGTGACATTTTCAAATCCTTTTAATTTTTTTATTTCACCAAGTAATTGATCTTGATGTTCAATTAAATCGGGAACTCCAATTGAAGTCATTTTTTGCGTATATTCTTTATCTATACTAAGGTTTGTCACACCACCATACTCATCTGTTCCTGTAATATTTTCTCTTTGTATAGTTTTAGTGTTTATACCACCAGATAAATCTGTTGTAGTTTTAAAATAATCAGAACCATCTAGACTCGATATCTCAGTCTCACTTTTATTACCAAAGAAAGATTTTTTTTTCAAAAATCCATCTTCTCTTTTTATGGAAGCTTCAAAATAAGGAGAAGCCTTATCATTAGGAATAACATTACCAGACTCTGAAGGAACTATAAGTTCAGGCCCTTTTTCACCAACAACATATGGTTCACCTTTTTTAACAGGGCCACCCTTAGATCTTACGTTTCCTCTTAAAAGAGCTGTAGCGAATATCGAAAAGAGTCCGCCTAAATCAGGCACTTCAGTCTCCCCTGCTTGAGCTCTTTTAAATCCTTCTTCAAAACCAAATTCAAAAAATCTTTGAGATCTTATCAATGCAGCTTGTTGATCAGGTTGAACATTTCTTTGTGCTAACGCCTGTCCAAGAAGGTCTCTTTCTTTTTGTCTTATTTGATATTCTCTATTATCCAATTGTATTCTCTTTGAAAGTAGAGAATCATAACTAAATATGTTTCTTATTGATATTGACATTTTATACTATCGACAAATACTGATTTGATATCACATCAATAAAAGGTATCATACTACTGGTATCAGATAATTGTTCACTCGCTATACTTGCAGAACCAAAATTGGGTGCAGATTGTTGCAGGCCAGTAGTGTCACCATCTCCACCTATCGGTGGTAAAATCTCCGTTGACATATTATCATCCTCTGGTGGTTCACCTATATTTTGAGATAATTCTTGATTTTGCACCTTTGATTTTATATTTGGTGTTACTGAAGAACTAGGAACACCGCCATCAGAAGCTGGTGATATCAAAGGACTAGGAGCAGCACCTGACTCTACTTGGTCTCCAGAACCATATTTACTGAAGAATGTATTGTCAACTCCTGATTCACCTCGATATGCATCACCTTCCTGATAATTATCACCACTTAAAAATTCTGTATTTCCACCAACATGTTCCCTTGCAGATTTTATGAGTTCTTCATTTTGCAAATCTTTTGCTGTTTGATCAAATAACTTTTCAATATCTTTCATGGATCTCTTATCACCTCTCTTATCAAAATATGATTTCATTGCCAAGATAGCGGTGTCTTTGTCTGTAATATTTGAAAACTCTGGTGCGATTGTGCCTTCTGTCTTAGTTGGATCTTTAAATGCTGGTTGATATTGTCCTTCTTTTAAAAGAATATCAGATAGAGTGAGTTCTGGAAACTTACCACTTTCATCTGCTTTAAAAGATGATTTAGTATAATCAAAAGCCGCATTATCCATTTTACCATCTGATATATCCCTTTGAACATCAGCGAATCGATTATAAATTGATTGTGCAACATCAACTCTGGCTTGAGAATCTCCACCTTCTAATGAAGATATAGCAGTTAATATGGCAAAATCTTTTGAGTTTGGGTCAACTCCATATGGATTTTCAACTTTCTTTTTATCTTTTTTCTTTGTATCTGCAGCAGACACCAATCCTTCAAAAAAGGTGGGACTATATGTATCAACTACATTTTTCGGAATAACAAATTCGCCAGGAGTTAGTAAACCTCTAACTGTATCAGAGTTACCAGAGCCAGGCACAAGACGACCTCGACTAAAAGGTAACAAACCTATTGCACCACCAACAAGTAAATCCGCATTGTTAGCTAAAAATTGATTTGCAGCTCCTGATAATCCATCTAAAAGTTTATTTCCACTTGAAAAAGGTTGGTCATCCTCTAAACCTTTTTGTTCATCATCAATGCCTTTTTGTTTACTGTCCTCGATTTTATCAATATTTCTCTGTCTTGCATCTAAAGTTGACCTTGTTCTGTCTTGGTCTACAATGATATAATTTGTTATTTGTTGTACTTCACCTTGAAGTTGTTGAAATCCAGACTCCAAAGCTCTCAAGAGACTAGTTTGTTGCTTTGTAATTATTGCATTTGCACTCGCTGTTTTAAAGGCACGGTTAGCAACCCTATCAATCTCTCTGATTGATTCAAAAAAATTACTTGCGGTAATTTTTCTAGGTTGTTCTAGTTCCTCATCCATACTTCTGGACACCTTGCTGTTGTTGTCTCTTTAGATTTTCAGATTCAATATAATCCTTTAGAAGAGCTAAGTAAATGTCTCTTTCCCAAGGCATCATATTTTCAAGTTCTGTCAAAGAGTATTTATGGTATTGCATGAGAGCAAAATTGATACGATAATACGATTCAAGATTCTCCCTTGCAATACTTACCCGAAAAAATCGGCTAATCCCTCCAAAACGATCTTACTCTTCTTTTTTGTGTTTGGATTTGTCACTTCAATCGTGTGAGATAATTTAGGCATCGTTGCAAAAAACTTCTCAACTTGTTTAAATTGTTTTGAACTTAATTGTTCGATGAATTCCAATCTTTCATTTGGTGAGTAGTCTTTTGAATCCCAAGCATCTTCTTTTGTATAAACAGTATCCATGCAATCTGCGATTAATTGAAATGTTTTATCAACTGTGGTTTGTGATTCTTCCTCCGTATCAAAGTTGGTTTCAATAAATTGATTCAAAGATGGATACTTCATACGAAGAGTCATGTCTTTATCAAGAGTTATATCTTTCACATGTTCTTTTGATTTGATAACTTTAATTTCATCAACGTAAACTGTAACATCAACCTCAGTCTTTCTATCATCTGGACAAGTCACAATCATATTAATATCTTCACCAATTGATTTTGCACGAATATTCAAAAACAAATATTCAATATCAAATGTGGGCAAATCATCAATTTTGATTCCTCTTGTGATGACACATTTTTTTAAAACATCTTTAACAGCATTTGTAATTTGATTTTGATCTCTAGTTTCAAGTGCTAGAATTAATATTTTCTCTTCCTTGACAAGAAAAGGTCGATATTTAATTTTTTTACCTGTTGATGGTAAATTCAACTCATAAGTTGGAGTTGTGATTGTTGGTAATGGCATAATGTTGAATCAATATTTTATATAGGAGGTTTATTTTTGTTTTTCACCATGTTTTCTTTCATATGGACTTACATAATCCTTAGATTTATTAAAAGCTTCCAGTTGTTTTTGACCCTCTGGTGATAATGGCCAAGTATTTCCTACATCATAAGAATCCTTTAATGAATTCGCAGCAGCTTGTTCTTTACTTGAAAGTAAATTAAAGTAATTTGATTCAACAGCAGCATTAATATCATCATAATTAAATGTGGTAAAGAAACGATCATAAGCAAATTGTACACTACATCTTAACACATTTGTGTCACCATAGGCAACTCTCATCGATGTCATATTAGTTGGCCAGACATTCACGAACTCATATGATGTTAATTTTGTTGTTGATTCTCTTATTACCACATCTGTTCCTGATGAGTCAAGAGTTTTAGGTGATTTTTCATCAATCTCTTTAATGAAAGTATCTCTTTCAAATTTTGTAATGTGCAAAATTTCTTTATAATCTTCTGGATAATTAAAACGACCATATGCATTTACATTTCTTTTAGCATTTGTAATTGGATTAATAAAAGTCATCCAAGATTCAAATATTTCTAAAACTACATGGTCAGCATCAACATAAAAAGTTAAATTAAGAGGAGGAAAAGTTCTAAGATTTGGAAACTCCTCTTGAATACCTTGATGATGACCGACTGCAAGACTTGTTTGAAAAGATGTGCCTGGAATTTCTGCTTCGGCACACAATAATGAAAGTTTTTCACGAAATCCACGACCCTGAGTTCTTTTAAATCCATCTGATTGACCAAAACCCTCTAACCAAGTTTGAAAATTTCCAAATGAAAAAAATACTTGATAAAGAGTATCTAAAGAGGGTCTCCCAACCATCTGAGAAATATCTCTTGTGCTTTTTTTAAATATTTGACCTGGCTTTGGAAATAAACTATTGACTGACACGATAAATAAACTTAACTTGTTATTACTATATATGAGCTATAAAGGGATATATCGACCTTCTAATCC